TGCAATGTACGGAAACCCACTGCCATAAGACCTACGTTTCTTGCAACAGCACCAAGACCTCTTCCAATTCCTTCTGTTAAAAAATTGCGCCATCCGCCGCTACCACCACTAGAACGCATTGCAATTAATTCTCGTCGCAACCTTCTAATTGCCTGTGCGTATTCTCTCGCACTGACAGATCCGGCTCTAAGTGCATCTCGCAAATCTCTTTGCTGCTGAACATTTCTCCGCTGCGCACTCATACCACGTTGCAACAAAGCCTGCCCTGCTTGCCTTGCCCTAAAGTTTTCTTGCTCCGCTTGTTTTTCCTGCCTTATTGCATGGGCACGATGCTTCTGAACTTTATCAAAAAACGCCTGCCCTTTCTGAAGTTGCCTCTTTCTTTGGTCCTCCATGACCTGGCTGTTGTACTTGACGCTAGCTAGGTACTTCTTGTCCGCAGCAGTTTTTTTTGCAAGCGATTGCCTTTCCGCTTCCTCTCGATTTAATGTGTTTTGCTTGACATCAGCTAGGTACTTCTTATCCGCAGCCGCTTTGTCTTTCAGTGCTTGCTGTTCTGCTCTGTCAGATGCTTCCTTCTGTTGTCTTGCATCACGCTCTGCATTTCTTACTTTCCTAATGTTTAGCAGTTCTTCTGCTCTAGCACTTCTTGCACTGTCTATCCCCTCTTGAAATGCCAGCGAGATCCTTTCGTTTTGCGTTAGTCTCTGTTGCTCCGCAACAGAAAGTTTCTCGCCTGCTGCTGCTCTTTCGCGAAGAACATCTGCCTCAAAATCTAACTGCTGTGCGAAACGCCTAGAAGCGACCAATGCTTCTCGCGACTGTAAAGCCAGCTGACCGTATGACGCAGCAACGACTTTCATTTGGTCGCCGTCTGCACGCGCTAACCTAGTTAGCTTGTCAAACTGCGGGACAAGTTTGCTAAGTCCTTTGCCTGCTAGATCTGCAGACAAAATCCGCAGTTCCTGCAACTCACGACTGGTCAATTTCATGCCTGCCACAGCTTGCCTGTGGTCGAACATGATACGAAACCACATGTCGCCTTGCTGTGCCATGACTTTTACCTTTGACCCGACATGAGTTGGTTTAATGCTTGATTCGGAGAAACGCCCTTGCGGGTGCTGCTCATTTCATCGCTTTCAAGTGAATAGTAGGCAAACCATTGATCGACGACCACAGATGGTGCTGACTTGTACCACGCAATCGGATCGTCGATCCCCAGGTCTTTGCAAAGCATAAAAATGAACCTTAATCGACTACTGCGTTTAAGGACTTTCTTAAACCTGCCTATTCGCCCTTTTTTTTGACAGAATCACCATCGTTGTTAAATGCTTGGACTGCTGAAATCAGTGGATTCAGCATTGCACCATCTAACGCACTTACAACGCTAACGTCCTCTGCCGAAAACATTGGCGTGCTTTCATCAATCATTACTTGGTCGATGATCATGTATACATTTCGCAATGCAAACTTTTCCTCGACCAAGTTGCCGTTGTCGTCAAACCATGTACTTGATCGTAAATCAATTTTCGCACGGTCGAGACTCCTAATGCCAACGGTTCCCAACCCTGGCACATCAACTTCCTCGTATCTCGCCTTCGCTTTATTGAGCAGTTGCTCACGAGTGAGTGTAGTTGTCATGTTTACTCAAAATCCTCCAATAAATCAGGTTCTTCGTTTTCTGTGTCTTGCAATTCAGCTGGCTGCACTGAACCCAATGCTTCCCCAAAGTGCCACGAAACGTGCGTTTCGATTTCTGCTCTTTGTTCATCTGTAAACCGTAGATGAAGAAGCAGTTTACAATTTTTTGGGACACTGTCGCCATGCCTGGGAATAAACCCTGCATGCACACCATCCACGCGCACCCTCCACAGGTTTGGCCGCACTTCACGGCGCGAATCTGCTGCAGAGGTTGCGATAAATTCTTCAATGTCAACTTTCATTATGCTGCTTCTGCTGTGAAAGCTGGCTCCGTATCTTCGCCGTTAAGCTTGAAGACAAAAGATGCCTCCTGCAATTCGCCATTCTGCAACGTAGGCAATTGCACCTCGCGAATATAACCATCGGCAACAAAAGTTGCATTCGTTGTGTTACCGCTTGTATGGATCGGCCAAGTGATTGTAATGACCTCTGCCACACCGCGCGCAAGCAACGTGTCGCTGTCCTGATTAAACAGAAAATTGACAGTGATTTCGCCAGCGTCTGTTAGGTCGCTTGCCTGAAACGTCTTGAAATTAGTCGTGTTTAAACAGGACGTTTCCAAATCCTCAACAGCAAAGTTAGGTAGCTCTACCGAGGTAATGCATGTACTAACTGTCGAGACAGACAATGCAACGGTAGCACCATTTCCAGTTCCAGCCATGACTCAACTCCTTATGAAGTGGTCGTCGTGTAAAAAACGTAAAACTCAAGAATGGTGATATACCATCGTTGATCGGTTCCTGAGAGCGGTCGATCCACAGCATGCCGCTCTCCATCTTGAAGCGAAATCTCATGGATAAACTGTCCAGAGTTGTCGCCCTCGTGTTTTTTTTCTAACGCCAACCTAACGGCATCAGCTAATTCTACAGATGCGGCTCTTGTGTTTGCGTAACAATCTACTTGCATTCTTGCTCTAGCAATTGCAGCGATATGCACCAAACACTCAGTTGGCAATGTGTCTATGATCAAATACCGTATTGCGGGCAGCGTTGCCTGCTGTGGCAAAGCATCGCTATACATGCGCGTTCCTACTAAGCCTGACACGGTTGCATCGGCTAGAGTAATGGATCGTATTGTTTTGCTAATGTCTGGCATTTAACGTTTCCCAAACATCACTTCTTTCATCGCACGTTTTACTGCACGCTTCATCAAATTGTTTATTGGTCGAGAAGCTGATGTTTTTGCTGGCCTCCAAAATGGATGCTCTGGCACTTTTTGGCCTTCTATAGGAGTTCCATAGATAACCATTTTGTGACCGTATTCAACCGACACCGCATATTGGCGAACTAACGCAAACTTTTTGCCGTCTGCATGAATGTCAACAACTTTGCCGAATGTGTACTTTGTGTTTCTTGCTGCCTTAGTTCTGATAGCGTCTTCCAAGTCAATGTCGGTTTTTTTACCCCAGCGATCACGACCTTCTGCTTTCAAACGCTTAATGTTGTTTTTTGCTTTGTAAGTAAAAACCTCTGCTGCTTCGTTCAAAGCTTTTTTTGTAATTTTCTCTCGCAGCAATGGTGGTGCAGCCTCTAGCGTTTCCTCAATTTCCTTTATTAAATTTTTGGAAAACGTAAATTTGACGGTTTTGCTTGCCATCAAACTTCTCTCCTGCATTCGACTCGCGTTTCCTTGCTATCGCCGTCCATGTCGTATACTGCGACAATCCCATATTCGACGTTGTTAATCGTCACCTTCATGTCGGTCGTGATGCCTGACGAGCCCTGGTACTCACCGAACAAGACATGCGTCGTTTGTGCAGAAACCTGCTTTCCACACAGCACCTCACCACCTGTGGTGGTCAGCAACTCGCAAGGCCAGGAGGTGATAACACTATCCCCATCGTCAGGAGTCGTATACGTCGGATTGCCGTGATCGTCTTGCGTCCCATCATGCTGTGAAAAAGTTGCACGATGGCGACGACGACCAATTGCACCACGATATCGAGTTCTCATGGGTACGCAGAGTCCTGTACGGTTCGCCACAATCTGTCGTATGCCATGCTCCAGTCCCGATCTGGGATATCGCCACGGTCATAAAACCAAGAGCCAACCTGCACCAATATTAGATGCTTCAAAATAGATGGCACTTGATCAGCAGTTCCAAACCCTGCATTAAATTGAATAGTGCAGCCACCATGCTGCTCTGCGACGGTCGGCCAGGTTTGATTGTACTTCAAGTACACAAACGGCATGCGGCTTGTATCAACTCCGTATACATCGGTCCCAAGCGTTTGCTGCACATTCGCACTGTCGTAATAGGTAACGCTTGCAACGCTGGTAACAGGCCGTTTCGGAATTTTAATTTTGTCGAAATCTGGAAACGTATCGAACGAAAGCGTATACGTCTGAGCCATTAGGACATAAGACGTTTCGTTTTCAATCCGTTGCCTCGCTGCCGCGATGTATCTTGTTAGCTTTGCGTCGTGCGCCGTGTCGCTTTCCAGAAGTTCGCAATGATCCTTCGCTTCGCTCACCGTCACTGGTTCGCTTGCTGGACCGCTTACTCTGTTTACCTTTGGAGCGAACAGGTAATCTTTTCTCGCCATATTCCGCGACTCCAAGGTCATCGACTAGTTTTCGCCCTTCGGCATCAGACACGCAAAGGACATGGCCCGCCCTAAGACGCGACCATGTCCGAATCATCCTGACTAGCATAGTGCTAAACTCGCAGAACGGTTTCTGCACCCATCGCAGTGGAGGTGACTGCAGAAACAGCACCTTTGCTAAGAATAGCAACAGCCGAACCGTAACTGCCAGCTGCACCGTTACCAGCGGTTGCTACCAAATCGAAATATCGCTTTTGCCCGCGAAGATCAACTTGGAAAACAACCAAATTGTTGTCGTCCGTTGCACTAGGAAGTGCTGCGGCACTACCGTCGATGTCAGTGTCACCATCACAATCTAGACCTGTGACATCGGCAAAGCCCGAACCTGACACATCGGAAGATTGCAACTTAAGTGCTGCCATCGCAATGTCAGTAGCACCCAGATTAAAAATTACCGTGAGGTAATCGTAATCCAGCGTGTCAATTTCATTCGTTGTAAACGAAGCGTCATCAACAATTGCGGCGGGCGCAATTACTTGCACATATTTTGCAACTTGCAAATCGTTCATTTCATAAATCCCAGAGGGAGAGGTTTGTGGAAATGACCCGCACCCGAAAGTGCGGGTTCTGGTTTGGACTGTTGACTAGCTAGCGGCAGTCTTGAGTGCAACGATTGGTCGCGTGCGAATGGAATCGCCACGCTCATGAACGTTGATGGCAACACGCTCAGTGCATTTGATGCCAATCATGTCGTTCTCGAAGTAGCGGTCTACCGATACTTGAGTCCGAACAGCACGACGGGTTCCGACAGTCGCAGCAAGCGACAGGTCACCAAAATATGCACAGATGGTGCTAACACCTGGACTATTCGGCATCACTTGCGTGAAGACGACTGGATAACCAAACAGCATTGGTTGTCCCAATCCATTTGACGCTTCTGCACCCGTCGATCCACCTTGTGCCAATTGCGTGCGGCAAACGGCCTCCCAGTAAACCTGTTTGTGCATGAACCAAACGTTGTTGCTTCCAGAATACTCAGGCAAGATTGCTGCAGTATTTTGGAAATCTGCCAAATCCAAAGTCGCACTTGAAACGTTGCCAGAAGCAGCGTCGTTAATTGCACTGGCGTTTAAAGCAGAAGCAAGACCAGTTACGCCACCATACGTTGATGTGCCAGTTCCATTGAAACCTGCTTCATCAATCTTATCAGCCATAGCATAGGCCATGCTTCGCGTAACCATTTCCGCAATGTCCACCACGCTATCTTCATCAAGCTCGCTAGAGACTTTCGACAGACAGGCGAGCTTTTTAGCGATCAATTCTGCACCACCGAGATCGGCATCCGATTCAGTAATTTCAGTATTTTCGCCAACCCAGTAAGCAGTCTGGTCGTTAATGTCTCGCGGCACAAAAAGCGAATCGCTCGCCATCGGATAATTGCGAGCGTATTGTGGGAAAACACCACGCTCCTCACGCAAACGGATCAAAGACCGCTGCATTTCCTCTGGGACCAAGAATCCGCCTTTCGGATCTTGTGCTTCAACATGTGCGTTGCGCAGGCCGATTCCCAAGTCATTGCAGAATTGAGTGGCTTTGTGATTTCCAAATACGTTTGCCAGGATCACATTACCAGCGACATAAGCGTCACGCTCATTATCGTATGCTTGCAGCTTGCGAGATGATTTCGCTCGGACAGGGACGCTAAAGTTGTTTTGCACTTCGCCAGACTCCGATCCGAGTTGAATATCGCCAGCATCAACCTTTGCCTGCAATTTCATTGCTTGCTTGGCTTTTGCTTCGAGATCTTCACGCTTTTCTGCACGCACAAGATCATTGGATTCAAGTGCATCTGCCAAATCGACGAGTTGATCAAAGGACGACTGCTCGTCTTCGGATAGATCCCGCTCTTCGGCTTTTGCAACGTCCACAATTGCTTGTGCCTTAATACGCTGCTCCGAGATTTCATCTCGAATTTCTTGAGAATTTTTAAGCATTATTGCTCTCCGTCATTACCGGAAGAGCAGCAAGATAACGTTCGCTGCTCCGTCCGATGGTACTGTGTTAATACAAAACAGTAACACCAAACCGGCAAGCCGAAACGCTAATGAGTGAGTCGGAAAAGCCAATTAAATGTTGTTGAAGCTCTATTTTCAGCAAATTACCGCTTGCTTGTCAAGCGAATTCTTCGCTCGCATTGATTTCTCCGAGGAAACGCCGCAGCAGAAACTATTGGTTTTGCCGCTGCCGCTGACATTTTTTTCTTTTTCTTGTAATTCTCAGGTTCAATGATGCGATCCACGAGTCCAACATCAAGTGCTTCCTGTGCGGAATAGTATGTGTCCGTTTCCATGACATCTAAAAAGAGTTTGTCGTTTTGTCCTGATCGTCTTGCGTAGATTGCAGCGATATCTGCCGCTACACGGTCCAGCAAATCTGCCACTCCGCGAAACTCTTTGGCATCGCCAATTGCCACGGTCCACGGGTTGTGAATCATTAACATGGAGTTTTCATGAATTGCAATGTCATCCGCCGCCATGGCAATAACTGATGCAATGCTTGCAGCAAGTGCATCAACAACAATCGTGACATTGCCTTGGTAATGTGCTAACTGGTTGTAAATGCTCAATCCTTCAAAAACATCTCCACCTTCGCTTTTAAGCGAAATCGTAATGTCCTTGCCGTCCATTTGACCCAAAATGTCAATAATGTCACGGTCTGAAATACCTTCCTCAATGTACGAGCCAATTTCGCCGTACATGTCTATTTTGCCTGTTTCGTAATTTGATTTAAGCATCGCATTGCTCCAGTAATACTTCGTCCGCGAGTTTATCCGCGAGCTTCGGCCATTCTTTGACGACCTCGGCAACCGCTGCCAAAAGTCCTTCTTGGTTAACAGTGCCAGCGACCTCCAGCAAGTTTTCTCGCAAATTGCAAACGCAACGCGATGCAACGTCTGGAGATCCACCAAATTCCTCGACTGCCCTAGCAAATGTCTTGTTCCACTTGCCGTCTTCGCCGTAGTAATCATCTAGCCAATTCATGAAGTTTTTGTTTCGGCCAGCTGCGTCTTTTGCGTGATTAGCTGTTACACCCAACAAATGCTTCATTCTTGCTGTCACAGCGAGCTTGTTACTGTTTTCAATTGCAAGTGGCTCTTCTGCATCGTCTGCATCATTTTCCGTTGCGTTGTTGCCACTAGGACCGCCAGGCGTGATGGCAGGATTAAAGAACTCATCTCCATCTTCGTAGGGGTTCAAGCCAATTCGCTCTCTTGCTTCGTTTGGCGAAATGATTCTTGAGTTAATCGCCAATGCGGATGATTCAATCGTTGTCTTATAATCGCTTCGCAACAACTCGCCAGTGTCAAACCTGCAGAACATCGTTCGTTGCGCTCGCTGACCTAATAGTTTCCATTGTGCTTCTTGCTCCCACTTTCTTAGCCACTTGTTCAGGCAGTTGCTCAGATACGCAAGATTTTTTTCGTATTGACTGTTGTAGCTAACTGACGCATCGTCACCCAAAATCGATTCAAGCAAAAACATCAATGCAACATCTTGACGCTGGAATTGACGCTGTGCAATGAACTCTGCGTCTTGTGCCGATAAGTTTAGCGTTGTCG